ACACTTGTTTTCTGTTACCGGCTTTGCTGAAGCTAACGTGTATCCAGGGCAGTCTAGTGCCTGTGGTTTTGTACTCAAGCAATAATTGATCATAGATAATATTGTCTTTGATCCATAAGGCTATGTCGTAGTAGTCGGACTTCTGAACACCGCGGAACTGTAGATCTGCTGCCTGACCCAGTGGATGTTGGCTTCGAGGATTGCCAGACGGCGGGCGCCATGTATTGGTAATAAAGGAATTTGGATACTTAGCACGAATAGGTTCTAGACAGTTGATGGCTAGGAGTTTTAGATTACAAACTGTTTCACCTAGTGACAATACTGATACTGCCGCGCTTAATGGATTGTCAAAAGATACGTGTGGCTTGCGTGTTAACTTGCCTACTGTATAATTTGTACTTAATACAACTGCTTCTAATGCTGCACCAGAGAGTGGTGGCAAAGCGGGAGGTTGTACAATAAGTTCAACACCGCCGCAGGCTGTTGTTGGAGTACCTGTAAATTTACTAGGTGTCTTGTTGACATTTTTAGTAGCGGGTGGGTCAGCCACTGCTTGTTCTCTTTTACTGATAACTCCATTTTTCTTTAATGCCTCAAATCGTTTCTTTCCTTCGCCGGGTGTGTATGTATCTTCTTCATCTGCTTCAACTACCTGTCTAATACTAGGAATATCTTGATCAATGTCGTCGCCAACAAATACGTTGGCACTACCGCCTACACGCTGCGGACCACCTGCATCGTTGTTGCCGGTATAGTTAAATGGCTGATTATGAACAAGTACTGCTCTACTCCCATTTGCTGTTTTATCGGTAGCAGAGAAAGGAACTAATACCCCAACGTCACTGGTATTAACGGATACCAATAGATTATTTGCATACACGGTTGTATTGCCATCAGTCTTGATGACAATCTTTCCCGCAGTGTTTGCATCTTTAAAACGTTGGGCGGGTTTTACCATTAGCTTAATGCGATGCCTGTGGTAGACTCGATGAACTGTTTAGCAAAGACCTCATCAGTTGCTTCAGCTACAGTGACCGTGGTCTTTAATAGTTTGATGTCCTTGTTTGGACTTACCGTAAATAGATATGGCATTAGTCCTGGACCTTTTTGTCCCATACCAATAACCATCGGCTTTGATAATTTGTAATAAACTGGACCGTCTTCCACTAACTTAGCAACAATTTCTTCGCCGCTGGTTAGTTTAAGAGTGATGACTTCGCCTTCTGACACGCCTTTATTGATTAACATTTTAGTTTCCTTTTTAGTATCCGGAACCGTTGAATCCGGTTTCGTCGATATATTTTCTTAATTCTGTAAATCCGCCAATTACATTACCATTAATAATAATTTGCGGAACTGATCTTGCCGCTGGTACAGCTTCAAGCAATTGTTCTTTGGTAAATCCATCTCCAATCTTGCGTTCTTCAAACTTAACATCACGTTGTTTTAATAGTGCTTTTGCTTGATCGCAATAGGGGCAGTTATACTTGCTCCAAATAATTACATTACTCATTTTATTTCCTTAACTCGAATATACTATGCCACCGTTCTTGTCGGTGACTCTAACCATGACTGCGCCTTTTGCTTTCTTAGACAGAGCTGCTGAAATAGCAGATGCTTCAGTCCCGAATGTACCTAGCGTGGTCCAAGACTCATAAGGGCTTCTAGATTTAAATTGTGCTTTGAACATAGTTAAATGGCAGGCAATTCATCATAGTCTAGACTTTCGCTCATTACACCAATGACGTAGTTAGTAGACTCTGACTCTTGCAATGCTGTCTGTTTTTTACTGGTATCAGTATGCTTGTTGAACCAGGGGATGGGTGTAGACTTTGGAGCAGGGCTATTGTATTTGATGCCGATGTCTTTAAGGGCACCTACTGCTGTGTAGTCTACAAAGTCACGAAGGATGTTTGCGTTAAGACCAATAACTGGGCCCATCTTAAACAAATAGGTTGCCCAATCTTTTTCTTCGCGAATAACATCCATGTACAATGCGTATACTTCTGCCTCGCACTCTGCTTTGGCTTCTAAGAATCTTGGATCGTCTTTGATTACTTGATTGATAATATAAGCAGTCCAACCTTTGTGTAACAGCTCGTCTTGTAGAATCAAACTAATAATGTTGCCGTTGCCAATAAAGATCTTATTCTCAACCATGGCCAAGCTTGTAGCAAATGATACCATAAAGCGGAAAGCCTCTAACGCATAGCTGGCATGCAGGGCCATCCAAATTGCTTTGATGTGTTCCTTCTCTGTAACTGCTTGACCAAGTTCTTTACGACAGTTGATAACATGTAGTTTGTCATAGTAGTTGCCTACACTTGCTGCCATGCCAACAATCTCCTCGGTGTCATGAATTGTGTTGAACACATCCTTAGGCACGTTGTAGATATTACGGATGATGTGACTGTAGCTCTTGCTGTGAATGTTAGTTTCAAAAAAGCCCCAATTATACATAAGTGCTTCAAGTTCAGGCAATGAACATACAGGAGTGAATACCTGTGTTGGACCACGACCTTGTAGACTATCTAATGCAGTTTGGCGTAGCAGATTACTAGTGAAAATATGCTTGATAGCATCACTGGCTTCTTTAAAGTCGTTACTGTCTTTGGTCAAGCTGACTTCTTCTGGTTGCCAAAAGAAACCTCGGGCAGTTGTATCAAAGTCTGCAATTTTTTTGTATTTGACTTCTTCAAAACGTTGGATAGTCACAGGACCGGCTGGGTCTAGAAACATCTTACGACTTAGATAGTCTGTCTTTGTTGTTAAATTATATTGTGCTTTACTCATTTTAATATTTTCCTGAAGCAAGTACTATCTTGCAAATGTGTTCTAATCTTTCTATGTGTTCGTATGCTCGCCACGGGGTGTTGCCAATAGCTACTACGCCGTGTCCTTTGATTCCTACTATATCAAACTTAATGTTGCCTTCTCGGTCAAGCCCCAAGTTACGATGACACGCTTCGCCTAATTCTTCACTGATAGGAGCAACATCGCCTACGTTGGGTGCTACTTTAGTATATCGATTGAGTTCTGGAAAACTATCACTAATAGTTCCTAAGTCAATACCGGCATGCATGGCCGCAATACAGTACGTGGGATGAACATGAACTACTACACGTACATCGTCCTTGTGTTGACCCATTTCTTTTTGTAAGCCAAAGTGTAGGGGCATTTCGCCTGTGGGCTCTAAACTGCATGACAAGTCTGTTTGTTCAATAACTGCCCATGTGTGATTAAAAACACTAGTACCATTACCACTATTAATGCTTCTCCAGATTTTAATCTTTTTAAACATCTCTGGTTGCATGTTCTGTTTACGCACACCACTAGGTGTTACATAAAAGTGATCACGATCATGATGTCGAATAGAAATGTTACCATCTCTACTGGTAATCCAATTGCGCTTGTAAGCGTCTACTAATATATCACAACAAGTTTCTAACATTATCTTTATACCCTAAAACTTTCACCACATCCACAACGATCACGTTCGTTGGGATTGTTAAATTCAAATCCCTCATTAAGGCCCTGGCGGACATAATCAATTTCCATATTGTCCATATAGACTAAGTCTTTACCATTCACATAAACCATTGCACCATTACTCTCATACTTAAACCAATCACGAGTAACTGGCGGCACATCTATATATTCTAACACATACGCCATACCACTGCAACCGGTAGTTCTTACACTGACCTGAATCCCAATGCCTTTGCCACGTTTTTCTAAGTTGGCAGAGATTTTCTTAGCGGCTATTTCTGTTACGGTAATCATCTATGGCGGCCTTAATAGCATCTTCTGCTAGAATACTACAATGTATCTTAACTGGGGGTAGGGCTAGTTCTTCGGCGATTTGGCTGTTCTTAAGGTTAATAGCATCATCAATATGCATACCCTTAACCCACTCTGTAACCAAACTCGAACTGGCGATTGCTGAACCGCAGCCATATGTCTTGAAACGAGCATCTCTAATAATACCATCTTCGTCTACCTTTATCTGTAGTTTCATTACATCGCCACAGGCAGGTGCACCGACCATGCCTGTGCCTACACCGTCTTCGTCTTTTCCAAACGAACCAACGTTGCGTGGATTTTCATAATGATCAATTACTTTGTCCGAGTACGCCATTAATTATTCTCCAGTTTATTATCTTCCATATGTTTTTCAAGTATTTCTTTTTGTCTGCTTGATAGTCTAAAGCCCATGCATGTTCCCACCAATCAATTAACAGCACAATATCATTCTTGACTTCGTGATTCACGATGGTTTTGATCTTGCCATCACGAGCCAAGTATACCCAACCGCTGCCCTGTATTTTCATAGCCACAGTTTCAACTTGATCTTGAAATGCGTCATAGGTTTTATAATGCTGCTCAATAAATTCCAAACTAGCATCGTAAGGTCTGTTGGCACCCTGTGGTGCATGTAGTTGACCAAAGTAAATATTGTGCAAAAAAGCGCCGGCTTCATTAAAGTCTGCATCTCCCTCACCCTTGTTGTATCTGTCTACGTAACCTTTATACAATGTGTCGTAGTGGTAGTCGAGAGTTTCTTTGCTTTTAACAGGGGATAAGTCGGTACGACTATATGGTAAAGACAAATGGAAAAGTTTGTCAGGCTTGCCTTCTAGTAGGACATTTCTAATGAAACTGTAACTCATAATTTGCAACTCTCGCAGTCTTCTTCGTCATCAAAATTAATCGGTGCTAATTCCATTGGCGGAGTTTCTTCAGCAGCCATCTTGCTGCCGGCTTTGTTGATTAAACTGTAGTAGAATGTTTTAATACCCCACATGTGAGCCTGCATTAAATTCTTGGCCACTAGAGTTGTAGGAACTTTACGATCCGGAAAGTGTGCTGGATTGTAAAATGTGTTAGTTGAAATACTTTGATCAATGTAGGCAGCAATGACCGCACTGGTCTTTAGGTAAGGCTCGCAGTCTTTCTGATCCCACATCAATTGATACTTGTTCTTTAATCTATGATACTCTGGAACTACCTGCACAAACGATCCTGCTTTGGATTCTTTAACGCTGATTAAACTCATTGGCATTTCAATACCGTTGGTTGAGTTAATAACAACACTACTAGACTCAACTGGAGCAACTGCACCATTTGTGGCATTGCGTACTCCGTGAACTTTCATTTTTGCACGAAGTGTTTCCCAGTCTAGTTCTGGAGTAAAGTCTGCTAATTCGTTAACACCGGTGGCACGTAGTTCCCAAGGAAACTGTCCTTGACCATATCGTGTTTGATCGCTGCCTAGACACTTGCCGCGCTCTTCGGCAAGCTCAACGCTCATCTCAGTGAGATAATATGTTTGGTGCTCCATCCATGTCTTAACTTCAGTAAGAGCATCTTTCTCTCCATACTTGAGACTGCGCTTGGCATGCCAGTATGCTAGGTTAGTAATGCCAATACCTAGTGGACGAATTTCATCATTACTCAACTTACTCTGAATACTTAGAAAGTCTTGATAGTCAAGAATATTATTAAGGCTGCGATGCAGTATACGACAAGCACGGCGCATATCCTCAGGATTGCGGAAGGCACCCCAGTTAATGGACCCAAGGGTGCAAAGAGCAATTCTGCCCTCTGGATCATCGAGCCTCTTAAATGATTTCGTAGGTAATAAGATCTCACAGCATAAATTTGACTGATATATAGTGTGGTATTCAGGATCAAACGGTCCTTGTTTCATTACATTGTCAATGAACACAAGATATATTCTGCCTGTATCAGTCCTCTCCTTTAATATACCACTTTTAAATACTTCTTCAGCTGCCATAGTCTTCTTACGAAGGCCTTTTTGTTTTTCATATTTTACATAGAGTTCTTCAAACAAGACAGTGTTTGAATAGAACGCTTGATACAAATCAGGTACTTCGTTAGGATCAAAGAATGTTATGTTTTCTTTGTTTTTAAATCGTCTCCAGAAGAAAGCACTAAGCACAACCCCATAATCCATATGACGGACTCGGGTTTCTTCTGTTCCTTGGTTGTTCTTAAGGACAATAAGATCATCAAACTGATGATGCCAAATAGGATAGAATACAGTAGCACTAGCATTGCGGATACCTCCTTGTGAACATGATCGCAAATCTCCAAACCATTTTTTCAGGAATGGTATCATACCTGTGTGCATAATCTCACCACCTCTGATGGGACTGCCCAAGGGACGCAGACGTCCAATCTCCAAACCAATGCCGGCTCGCTTGCTGGCATACTTGGCCATCATTTCTCCGCTAGCAAAGATACTATCAAGATCGTCATCGCTACGTATAAGGACACAGCTACTAAACTGCTTGGTTGGTGTGCCAAGACCAGCAAGAACGGGAGTAGCGAGAGTAAACAAACCGTCACTGGCACAGTTATAATATTCTTTAATAAAACGCATCCTTGCGCTATTCGGCTCTTCATTGTGGAATACGGTTGCTGCTGCAACCATATATCTAATCTGGGGAGTTTCATAAGTTTCCTTGGTCGCACGATTGCGTACTAGGTACTTCTCAATTAACTGCTCAATGGCAGCATACGAATATTCTTCGTCTTTAGAATGATCGAGCATGTCGTTCATTCGGTTCCAATCTTCTTCCGTATACCATTCTAATAGTTCGTTGGTATAAAGACCAGTGTCTATATTTTTCTTAACGATCTCATAGAGGTGGGGAACCTCGTATTCTCCATATACGTCTTTACGCAGCATAGATAATCGTTGTTTACCTGCTACATATTGATAGTTTGTATGACCTACATCCGGATTATTTTCTACATCAATTAAATCAACAATAGCTCTTAAGGTAATGTTATCAATTTCGTTAGTAGTGATGTTATCATAGAAATGCATCTGGGCTTTGATTTCTATCATCGATTGACTTACATCAGCTATACCTTTGCATACTTTTGCTACTTGGGCTTGCCACTTTTCAATCATTAGTGGTTCTTTTTGACCGTCTCTTTTTATTACTGTAATATTCATGTACGCCTCGATATTATTCTTTTATGAGTAGATATTTATGGCAGATTTTGTCCGTGCCATATGATGCTGGAGTCAAAATGTTCAATGTCATTTAATT